GAAAGATTCCACGCATTCGGAGCTTGCGTACATGTATACGGAAGCGATGAGCCAATTGAGTGGGTACGAGGACGAGACCTACATAAATACCTTCAACAGTATGATTGGGGACGAACCGCTATCCTTGCTCATAACGCACAGTTCGACGTATCCATCCTTGGATGGGAGTACGACATCCACCCCTGTTTCATCTTCGATACCCTGTCAATGGCGCGAGCTTTGCGTGGCGTTGAGGTTGGCAACAGTCTCGCCCGACTTGCAGCAGCTTTTGGTCTTCCCGCCAAAGGGACCGCCGTATACAGTACCGATGGTCTGGCCGAGCTGGACGCGAACATGGAACATGAACTTGCAGAGTATTGCAAACACGACGTATATCTATGCGAACAAATCTTCCAACGGCTATCACGAGGCTACCCAGCGAAGGAACTTAGGCTTATAGACATGACGCTCAAGATGTACACGAACCCGGTGCTACAACTTGACAGCGCTATGTTGGTCGATGCACTACATGAAGAAAAGGAAAAACGTGAAGCACTACTACATCGGCTCGGCGTGGACGAGGCTGTACTGGCATCGAACCCTAAATTTGCAGAAGCACTGGAAGCGCTCGGCATACCGCCGCCGCGCAAAATCAGTAAGACAACCGGCAAGAGCACGCTTGCTCTCGCTAAAAATGACGCTATGTTCCAAGCCCTCCTCAACGGAGCCAATGAAGACGTGGCGCATCTATGCGAAGCGAGACTGGCGGTCAAATCAACTACTGAACGTACGCGTGCTCAAAGATTTCTTGACATCAGCAAGCGCGGAGCGCTGCCGGTCCCGCTCAGCTATTACGGGGCCAGCACGGGTAGGTGGACGGCAAGCAAAGGCAGCGCCATCAATATGCAAAACCTCAAACGAGGATCGTTCCTACGCAAAGCAATTATGGCTCCCGAGGGGCACCAGCTCGTCGTGGGGGACTTATCGCAGATTGAACCGCGAGTCCTCGCGTGGCTTTCGGATTACGGGAATATGCTCGACATCTTCCGCGCAGGGGGTGACCCTTATGCCGCTTTCGGCTCCCAGATGTTTAACATTCCCGGGCTTACCAAGGAGTCGCATCCAGACCTTCGTCAGTCTGCTAAATCGGCCCTACTCGGGTGCGGCTATGGTCTTGGCTGGGCATCGTTTGCGGCTCAGCTACTCGTCGGTTTCCTTGGGGCACCGCCGGTCAGGTACACCAAGGAGTTCGCCAAGACGCTTGGAGTGACTGCCGAGACCGCCGAGAAGTTCTTGGACTGGGATGACAACCTCAAGAAGCTCGAAGAGATACCGCACATCTGCACCATGACGGAGCTGGTCATCCACTGTCTCGCGGCCAAGGCCATCATCGACAAGTACCGCCTGACTGCCGAGCCTGTGGTGGCGCTGTGGAACATGTTCGGGCACCTGATCCAGTACAGCCTGTACGAAGGCAAGGAGTACACCCACAAGTGCGTGACCTTCAAGAAGGGCGAGATCGTGCTGCCTTCTGGCATGAGCCTGCTATATCCTGACCTGAAACCGGGGAAAGACGAAAAAGGCAGGTTGCAGTGGACATACGGCGCAGATGAGACTAAACTGTATGCAGGAAAAATAACCAACAATGTCACGCAGGGCGTAGCGAGATGCGTGATGACTGATGGGATGCTGAGAACCGCGAAGAGGTACTTCGTGGCTGGAACCGTGCATGACGAGCAGATTGCTGTTGTGCCTGATGAGGACGTTGCTGACGCTAAAACATGGGTTTTGGCGCAGATGACTATGGAGCCGAAGTACATGCCGGGCATACCACTGGCCGCTGACGGAGGCGCACACAAGCGTTATGGCTTGGCGAAGAACTAAAGGAGAAGTAATGGCAGTAATCAAAGCACCCATACCGCGCAAGGTGCGCGTGGGTAACAAGCAGTATTCAATCGAGATCGTGGAGGCCATGCTGGAGAAGCGAGTCATGGGACGCATCAGTTACACGGCGCAGACAATCAAGCTGGGGCGGCGCAGCAATGTGACGCAGAAAGTCTTTCCGCCTGAGCAAGTACAGGAGTCGTTCTGGCATGAAGTCACTCACGCCATCCTGCACGACATGGGGCGTGACACACTGAACCGAGACGAGAAGTTTGTTACCGAGTTTGCACACCGGCTTACCAAGGCCATTAACTCAGCGAGGTTCTAATGAAAAGACAAATGACACATGAAGAGCATGTAGAGTTAGCAGCAACGCTTTATCCGGCATTCCGCGAGGTTCGAGAGGCATACGCGATACTGTGCGTCAAGCTCGGAGTAACGCACCCCGCCACGCGCAAGATAGCGCGAGTCAGAAACAGCTTTGAGCGGGCTCGCATGGAGTTGGACAAGGCATATCACGCGGTGACATCGGACGCGCAGTTCCAAGAAAAAGCACACGTTTATTTTGGGGGCCGCAGTGACAGTTAAACCCGTAACGTGGAGCCACAGCTCCCTCAAGGACTACGAAGGCTGCGCCCGCCGCTACCACGAAGTCAAGATTCTCAAGAAGTACCCGTTCGTTGAGACTGAGGCAACGCGCTACGGAACGATACTGCACAAGGCCGCAGAAGAGTACGTGGCTGACGGCACGCCCATCCCCCCTGAGTTCGAGTACGTCAAGGACACGCTCGATGCGCTGCTCGCCAAGCCCGGGCGCAAGATAGCCGAGCTTCAGATGGCGCTGACTCAGGACTTGCGGGTGTGCGACTGGAAGTCCAAAGACGCATGGGCGCGGGGTATTGCCGACTTGCTCATCATCGACGACGAGAACATGACGGCGTGGGTCGTGGACTACAAGACGGGCAACGACAAGTACCCAGACCGCGACCAGCTACGCCTCATGTCATTGATGGTGTTCAAGCACTTCCCGCACATACGCAAGGTTAACTCTGCGCTTTTGTTCGTGGTCAAGAACTCGATGGTCAAGCACAGCATGACGGTTGACGAAGCCGATGCTGAGTGGTGGCGTTATCGGGAGCGAGTCGCTAAGATTGAGGCGTCAGTAGCAAACAATGTGTGGAACCCCACACGAACCCCGCTCTGCGGCTGGTGCCCCTGCGCTGGCTGCGAGTTCAACACTAAGAGGTAAATCATGGCAACCAGAGACTACAAGAAAGAGTACAAGCGCGATTTAGAAACCGGCAAGTCCGGCCCTAGTTCAGACCAACACGAACGCCAGAAGGCACGGCGGGCGTACGACAAGAAGGGCGTAGACCGCGCAGGCAAGGACATCGATCACATCAAGCCCCTGCGCAAAGGGGGCAAGACCATACCGGGCAACACGCGGTTACGCAGCAAGAGCGCCAATCAAGGCGACAACAAATAAGAACATGGAGAAGCAATGGAAATCATCGAGAACAAGGCGCTGCTCTTGCGTACGCGCAGCCCTGAGAAGTATCGGGTAATTCCGAGAAGTAAGATAGTTGAAGAGCACGATGACGGATCAAGTTCTGTAGCAGTGTTCTGGGGGTTGGATGAAGTCAGAGTTCTCAAGAACCTCGGCGTCAAGAACTTGCCATCGCCAATCACACGCAACTACGACTGGCCCGGACGCTACACACCGATGGAGCACCAGATCGAGACGGCATCGTTCCTGACGCTTAACCGCAAGGCGTTCGTGTTCAGTGAACCCGGCACAGGCAAGACGCTCAGTGCGCTGTGGGCGGCTGACTATCTGATGCAGCGTGGGGAGATCAGGCGCGTGCTTATCCTGTGCCCGTTGTCGATCATGCAGTCCGCTTGGATGGGGGACATCAGCAACAGCGTCATCCACCGCTCGGCCATCATTGCCCACCACCCGCAAGCATCGCGCCGCATCGAGATGATCCAGAAGAACTACGATATCGTCATCACCAACTACGAGGGCTTGAATCTGATCGCCAGTGAGATCGTGGCCAACGGCAAGTTTGATCTGGTCATCGTTGATGAGGCCAATGCGTACAAGACCATGAGCACCAAGCGCTGGAAGTCCCTATCAACAATCATCAAGCCCCAGACTTTTTTGTGGATGATGACGGGCACGCCAGCGTCTCAGTCTCCGGTCGATGCGTATGGCTTGGCCAAGCTGGTGAACCCGGACGGCGTGCCCAAGTTCTTCACGGCGTGGCGGGACAAAGTGATGAACAAGATCACCATGTTCAAGTGGGCACCAAAGCCTGACGCAAAGAGCCTCGTGCATGAGGCGCTGCAACCGGCCATCAGGTTCACCAAGGCGCAGTGTCTGGACTTGCCACCGGTCGTTACCGTGACGCGTGAAGTGGCGCTCACACCGCAGCAGGCCAAGTACTACAACTTGCTCAAGGACAGCATGATGATCCATGCGGCGGGGGAGACAATCAGCGCGGTCAATGCCGCAGCTAGCGTGTCCAAGCTGCTCCAGATCAGTTGTGGTGCGGCCTACACGGATGACCATGAGGTAGTAGAGTTTGATGCCAGCCCAAGGCTTAGCGTCATTGAAGAAATCCTAGAGGAGACTGACCGCAAGGTGCTGATCTTCGCGCTGTTCCGCTCCAGCATTGACGCGCTGCACACGCACCTGCTCAAGAAGGGCATCAGCGCGGAGTGCATACACGGCGGCGTTACAGCGCCCAAGCGTGCTGACATCATCAAGCGCTTTCAAACCGAAGCCAACCCACGAGTCCTTGTGATGCAACCGCAAGCATCGGCACACGGGATTACCCTAACTGCTGCGGACACTGTGGTGTTCTACGGACCGTTGATGTCTGTTGAGCAGTACGTGCAGTGCATTGCACGCGCTGACAGGAAGGGTCAGAACTCTGACAAGGTGACGGTCATTCACATCGAGGGTAGCCCCATCGAGAAGAAGATGTTCAAAGCCTTGCAAAGTAATGTAAGCAGTCACTCACTTTTGACTGAGATGTTCAACATGGAAATTAAAAAATAAAGGAGTTGCAAAGACCAGAAACCTGTGTACACTGTCCAACCTTAGACAAAACAAAATAGGAGAAGCCCATGACTACAACAGTCATACCACTCGACAAGTTAGCGAAGGTCTACCGAAAGATTCGCAGCGAAATCGAAACCCTGACCAGAGAGTACGACACGAAAGTGGAGTTGCTCAAGGCCACGCAAGACGACATCAAGCATGCAATGAAAGACCAGATGCAAGCGCTTGGTGTCACATCCGTCAACACGCCGCAAGGCACTGTTGTCATGTCGATCAAGACACGCTACTCAACATCGGACTGGGATTCGTTCAAGACCTTTGTGACGCAGCATGACGCGCTCGATCTGTTCGAGAAACGAATTGCTCAGGGCAACATGAAGCAGTTCCTCGAAGAAAACCCCGGCGTTCTGCCACCCGGACTCAACTCCAACGCTGAGTACGATATTTCCGTTCGCAAACCAAGCAAGTAAGAAAGAAGACCATGAGTAATGTAGCTCTGTTTAACCCCTCCCAAGTACCTGCCTTCGCACGCAAGGCCGAGATGTCTGACATTGCCAAAGCCCTTGCGGGTGGTGGTGCTGCCAGTGGCAAACGCGTGTCGATCAAAGGTGGCGTGTTCCGTCTGATCTCTGACGGCAAAGAAATCGCAGCAGTCGATGAGCGCTTCCTCGATGTGGTGATCGTCAAGGCCGCACCGAAAGTGGCCCGTGTGTTCTACGCAGCCAAGTACGACAAGGACGCAACCGCCGCCAAACCTGACTGTCAGTCCAACGATGGCGACACACCAGACTCCAATAGCAAGAACAAGCAGTCCGACACCTGCGCAGCCTGCCCACAGAACGTGGCCGGTTCCGGTACTGGCAATACCCGCGCTTGCCGTTACCAGCAGCGCTTGGCGGTCGTCTTGGCCAACGACATTGAAGGCGATGTGATGCAGTTGTCCCTGCCAGCCACCTCGATCTTCGGTAAGGAAGACGGCGACAATCGCCCACTGCAAGCGTACGCACGCTGGCTCGTGGCCCAAGGCGTTGACCCCA